AATACGAACCAATAATAGGTCATTATAAAATATGGATGATTATTAGTGGCGTACTTCTTGCTGTATTAATACTAACCTAATGTTAAATTTATTAGGTGCTATTGGGCCTATTGCTAAAATAGCATTAGGTGTTGTCGATAAGTCTGTTCAAGATAAAGACTTAGCAGAGAAACTTAAATCACAAATAACTTCGCAGATGTTAGATAACAAAAGCAAAGAATTACAAAGTGCGGCTTCTATTATTCAGTCTGAAGCAAGTAGTAAGCATTGGCTTACTGCAACTTGGCGACCAGCTCTGATGTGGATCTGTATTATAGTAATTTTTAATAATTATATCTTAATGCCATTTGCTAACATAATATTCGGTACGGCAGTAGAACTGTCTATCCCTGATCCTATGTGGAATTTACTCACAATCGGTGTTGGTGGGTATATTGCTGGTAGAAGTGGTGAAAAGATCGCTGAGAAGTGGAAAAAATAGCATTTTAAGAGCCATACAGGGGATAATTAAACATTCCCCTGTATGATTAAGTACCTTATTAAAAAGGTATATCTGATGGTTCTTCTTCTAAAGTTTTTAATACTTTTGTATCTACTGGTTTAGAAGTTTTAGCAGAACCTTCTGGTCTGCCTATCATTTTAAGCATACCTTTAAATTTAGCTATTACGATTTCTGTGGTGTACTTAGTAACACCATCTTGTTCGTACTTTCTAGTTTCAATTTGACCTTCTAAATAAAGTGTCTGACCTTTCTTACAGTATTTTTCTACTGTGTCGGCAACCATAGGATCAAACACAACAACATTATGCCATTGTGTCTTTTCCTGTAGTTCTCCATCTTTAGATTTAAATCTTTCATTAGTTGCTAGATTTAATCTTGCAAATTTAGAGCCACCAGTAGTTTCTTTTATTTCTGGATCTGCTCCAAGATTACCCAATAAGATTGCTTTATTTATTGTCATTAGTTTCTCCCCTTAAATCATTTAAATCCTCTATATCATTTAAATATTTTATTATTAAAGCTCTAACTAATGCAGATCGAGTAATATTGTTTGTTTCACAATATTTATTTACCTGAAGAAAAAGTTCCTCAGGTACATTTGCATTTACATAAAACATTCCTCTAGAATTAGGGACTTTTGTTTTACTTTTTAGTTGGGTATGTATATCGTATGAGTTCATATTTATCTCCTTTCATACTACCTTAATTCATCGTGTCGTTCTCTGACACATTCATCAATCACACTATCTAAATATGACCTTCCTTGTGTTATTAGGTAAAAGATTTTCTTATACCATGCTAACCCTTTATAAACATTATGACATATTTCGTAATGATTATCACCATTAAAATTTTTAACAGATGATTCGCATACGTCATGCCATAACATATCTGGTATTGTTCTCATTTTTTTCCTTTCTTTTTTTTGTTAATTCTTTTCTTCTTAGCTCTTTTCATAGCTGCAACACCTACATTTTTAGATAAACTATTAGGTCTTTTTTTATTACGAGTATTTATAACTGGTTTTGTCATATATATATTCCTTTCGGTTATTACAAACTATACATTCGTGTTTTGATTTTATTTTTATCATCATAGCTTTTGTGTATTTTCGCTTACAAGTAATGCAAGATACAATAATAAAATTATAAGATTCTAGTTTGGTTACATGATTCATTTGATTTAGTCAGGGGTAGTGCAAAGACACATTGGGTACACCGAGGTTCACTACCCCTGATAGTTTTGCGAAGAACTACCTCAGGACCCAACTGGTTAAGATATTTTTTCTACTTTAGCAGAACCAATACCTAAATCTTTTTTGACTTGTTCGACATATTTACTATTTTCGAACAAACCTAAAAATACATCTGCTGACATACCAAGATGACTAAATGCTTTTGTTAATGCATCAGTCATAACTTTCTTACCAGCTTCATCATCAAACTTACCTTTGGTATTTTTCAAAGGAAGTAAAGAACATACTGGACCAAATCTATTTGCTTGGTGTTTAGTCCAGATACTTACTTCAGCTGCTATATAATCATCAGCATAATAATACTTTACATCATAACCCCAGCCATGTCCACATGGACCAAAGTTTTCAGTCATTTTACCAATTTGGTACATTGGATCTATGCTAGTAAAACCACGACCAAAAGTTACTTCTTTGGTAAATCTAGGATCAGTTACTTTTAATTGATCCCATATTTGTTTATTAGTCTTTAATTGTTCAGTCATTTGTATAACTCCTTTATTAGTTTAGTTTTGTCTTTGTGAATCCAACAAATAACATTTCTGTTATTGTCATTTTTAGTCTTATGAAATGAATCAAATAATATTTGTTGTTTAACTAGTTCACAAACTCTAGCTCTTACACTTATAAGATTCATTTTCGTTATTTTAGCTACTTCATCTGCTGAATAATATAGCTTATCACCATGCTTAAATACA